CCCTGCTTCCTTGGCTAGATAGTAGTCCAAGACTCCCCAGTATTCTAAAACCTCATACCTATTCTCAGAAGCGTACGCCTCTGTTTCGTCCTCACGGATAGCATCCTCATAATACTTATCCTCATAGTTAGGACCTTTAGCTAGTGTCTCTTCAATCGCCTCTGCCCTGAAGTATGGTCGCTTTATTAGCGCACGTAGCTGTTGTCTGTTAAACCTGTGACGTTCTATGACGTATTCACAGTCATCGATGCTTGTAGCAGATGGGTCAGGATGAAAGTCCCACGCAGATACCATTTCTATACGTGGTACAGTCTTCTCATACGGCATATACTGCCGTTGTCCATCTTCTCCACGTCCCCACTTGTGGACGCGCTTGTAAAAGTTAAGTGGCCCTTTGATGACACCAGTGCCAAGAAGAGCCGATTCAAATATGGTTTTACGAAAAACGTTTACCGCGTTAGTATCAAGAAGCTGGTCGTGGATAGTCTTCTCCATCGCCAATGCTGTCTTCTGTGCTGGACTAAGCTGTGGTTCGCCCATCTTTGCAGGACCTTCAGCTAGTGGTAGACCAGCATATTCTTCCTTCAAGCCACCTAGAAAATCTGCTTGCAATGCTCCGGGTGGAAGCTGTCGACCATCCCCCTCGAAACCAAAAGGGTCTTGAGGAGCTGCTTGGTCTAAGGGAGTTTCCATGTGAGCAAACTCTGCTATGCCCTCAGGCACAGGGGTTGCTTGCACCACCAATGGGAACTTCTTGTTTGCAAACAGGATGTCTGTTATTTGTCCGTACGCGGCAAGAACCTTTGTCTTGGTTATCCTGACGAACACCTTTGACTTTTCCGACTCTCTATATTGTGTAGTAGAGTCGTAGATACCACGGAAGTTTTTATACGACTGCAACCATCGTTGCTCATACGCATACCGTCCTGTTTCAGCCTCTTTGTATTTAGCCTGAACATACCCCGCAAGTCCGGGAAACTGCTCTTCAGGATTTATAAGAGAGACAGTGGTATCGTCTTCAGGTTGAAGGAAGTTATCTTCTGACATTAGTAATCGCGTTCTTCAGCCATATTCATAACGGATGGGTCTACGGTAGTCTTGGTTTGCTTCTTTGGCATGTCCTCAGTAAGAACACCAGTCTGTGCGCGAGTATCAAACTCTAAACCCTGACGGGTTAGTTGAGTTTCACCCATGTTCGCATCAACTGAAGTCTTGTCTGCACCCATGATATAAGAAGCACCGTAGTTATAATTATTTCCCGGCATGTCATTCTCCTTAGTTAGATAGGAAACCACCTTTGTACATATCAGCAGGGGCGGTTTCCTTATCCCTGTTGATAAATCCTGAAGCTATAGTCGCCATAGGACTAGCTAAAAATTGTGAAGTTCTAACAGGAGCGTCGGGGTCAGCGACTCCACCTGTAATCATTTCTGCGGCAACTCCCGCTGCTTCCCCAAGAGCAGGAACTACACCTTCCTGTTGACCGCTAATATCTCGTCCTATATTCTTGCCTATTTCCCCTGCCTTTTCTATATCCTCTGGAGCGATTACTGCCATAAGTGCCGCATCAGCAGGTCCGGGAATCACATTAGGTAACTGAGAAGCCACTCCTACAGCAACACCTGTGATTGCTTTTTTGCTTTTTCCTAAAAACTTACTCAGGTCAAAACCCCCCTTATCTAGTTTCTCTTGTAACTCTGGGGACAAATCTTCTACAGACGTAGGGTCAGGTTCTGCTACTGTTTTTTGTCTAGCCTGTTCTTTACCTCTAATCTCAGCCTCTTTCATAGCCCTAGATTTATCTTCAGCTTCCTGAATTTGTTCTGGGGTGATACCCGCTAAAGTAGAAGTGCGTTTTGCAAAATTTTCTGCCTCTATCGCAGAAGCTACACTCTGTTTAGCTTTTTCTTCAGCCATGAGAGTATTTGCTTGCTCTTCAGCTAGCTGTGTTCTCTGTTCAGGGGTCATTAAGTCAAGGTTTACTTTAGGTGTGGTAGACGCACTAAACTCACCCCCAGCAAAATCTAAAGGATTTTCAATTAACTTAACTAAATCTTTGTGTGGTACAAAACCTGTGTAGTTCTTTTTTAAAATAGAGGGATTTACATGTCCCATCATACCCTCTACAAAATGTTCATTTACACTAAACTGTTGTGTCATATATCGGGGAACAATAGACCTAATTGCAGAGGGTGTCGTTACGGCTGTATAGGTACGAATTGTTTCACCATCAGGTCCTCTAACTTTGTTTTCTTTTGCTGGTAATACGTCAGCAAAAGGTTCTAGTCTAGAACCAACGTGCTTGTTAAACGCTTCCGTAAATTCTCCGCTTGTAACATCAAACAAATATTCAGAAGTAGAAGTATCGTAGTTCGACTTTATTAAGCGTCCAAGCCTAGAGTTTGTATCGTAAGAAAGTTCAGGGCGACCTTTTTTATCATCTTTTACAACTTTTTTACCCTTAACTGTTATTGTGTCACCAACTATTGTTACATCAGATTTCTTTAGTCCTAGTAATTGTTCAGGTCTGTTGGCTGTAGTTCTGTGATAGTCTAATAAATCTGCAGTAGCCTTCCCATATTCTGACTCAACCGTAGGAATAGCTTCTTCGTAAATCTTATCTAATTCTTCTTTTGGTAAAAGTCCTCGCATAGGACGTTCACCAGCAAGTCCAGTTCTTTGTGTTCCTGCTAAACCTTCAGCCCCCGCAAGTCGGGGATACATAGCCTCTTCAATACCCTCTGCTACATTCTCCATAGTTCCTGTAGCACCATATCGTTCCAGAACAGGACGAACTACATTTTCTACTTGTTGAAGATTATAGGCACGATTTTTAGCATCAGGGCTACCATCAACTGTAAACAGTTTTATTATATCATCTTTTCTTAAATCTTTGTATGGGATATCTAAGGATATACCCATTGCTTTAGAACCAGATATCAGAGCATTAGCTCTCGTTTTTTGAAGTTTAGTACCCTTCGATTTGGCAAACTCTATCGCCTCACCAAAAGTGAACGTACCACTTTTTGCTTTCTGAGCTAATTCTATGTCTGTAAGAGCCATCTAGTATCCAAATGTAGCATCAAAGGGTTGGAATGCTTGGTCTTTTATACCTTGCAAAGTTTTATGTATCGATGTATAACCACTAGTACGAGTCATAACCATATATCGTAGAGCATCGTATGCGTGGTCTTCAGCTTTTGTATCAACGTCTTCACTATTGGTTTTGGACAGCGGAATGCCTGACATCTGTGCGACGGTGTGTTTACAGGTGGAGAAGATGCGTAAACGTGGTTCTTTGGTATAAGGGTCGTCCGCTAGTCTTCTGTGTAATTCCATTTTTCCTTGCAGTCTGTTTCTGTCTGATGGTGTCCATCTAACACCAGCACGCATCATAGTTTCTGCAATCGAAGGCCCGAAGCCTGTCTTGTTCCAGCAGGAAGAATCTAGTACATTGTAATGAGGTAGAGGGTCTAATTCCTCCATTTCTAGTATTTTATCGGCTAGCTGTTCTGCTGTCAAGTGTTTGGCGTACAACTCCCTGTAAACCCAAATATTATTATCCCAATCAATAGCACCCCACAGAACACAAGAAGGGGACGCATAACCGTAGTCTGCTGCTCGTATGCGAGGCCAGTTAGTGGGTAAATCAAAATGTTCGACAACATGCCTGCTCCTTGAGAACTCTGGGAATGCCGCACCCTCTGCAACATCCCAGTCACCTTCTAATAAGCGACGACGCTCAACGTCGGGTAGAGAACGGAGCATCGCCTCATATTGCCCGTCAGCCATTAGGTACGGATTATCCGTGAGACGGGCAGGTACGAATTTACGATAGAACAGAGGCTTGCCTTCCTTCTCGTGACCCTTGGGCCATAGGAAGGGTTTGCCTGTTTCTAAGTCTGAAGCTGGAAACGGTTTGTTGTGTTCCGCTATATCTATGTACATTTTCTTGACCCACCAGCCACCAACTCCACCCGGGTTTGCTGTGCAGCGCATACAGAGATTTCTCTGTAGCTCTTGGTCTGTACTACGAAGACGTGACCTGAGATAATCCCACACGTAGCTTGTTGGGTACTGGGTTATCTCGTCTATGCCTATCCAGTTGAAAGCCTGTCCTTGGAAACGTGTTACGTCCTTATCTCTGTCGAGATAGGTGAACCACATGGTTGCACCTGATGGGAAGACCCACGTTGACTTCGATTCTCGGAAGGTCGCTCCGGGGAACGCCTTGGGATATAGTTGTTTCGCTTTATCTATAAGCTCTGTTAGTTCATCCAGTGTACGACGAAGTAGTAAGCCCCTATGGTTAGGATTGTGGCAATACCTGAGAGGGTCAGCCAGTAGAGCGAAGCTCTTGCCGCCCCCTGCCGCGCCACCGTAAAGAACGTCCTGTTCTGGCGCAGATAAGAACTCTTCCTGAGGGCCTTCGTTCGGCTTGAATATAACGGGTGCATCATCGATTATCTCTTTCACAGTAGAGGGTAGGTTAGATACGTCGTCCATATCTATAACACGCGTACTCTTCTGGTTCAAGGCTGATTCTACTTTCTTTGCACTCTTCTTCAGGACGCGTGCATAGTCAGCCTTCTGCTGTGATTTCTTCTGTAACTTCTCTTTTGCACGCTCTGCCTTGCGAACGCGTGCCTGTAGAGCGCGTCTTGCCCTCTCCTTACGAGATAAGTTGTACACCGCTTTAGGAGCGTTGGGGTCTTTCTTGGGTCTGCCCCGTGGCTTCTTAGGCATTTCGTCTGGCCATTCAGCCATCTATTATCACTTCTTTCTTTGGTGGTAGCAATACTACCCCGTGAATTGCCTGAACGTTGTGGTTCATTGTCTCTTGTTTACCAAGACCAACCCTATTTAGTATTGATTCTGCAGCACGTAGACGTAAATCGTCTCCTCGCTCGACTACTGGGGTGTCTACAAGCTCTACCATCCTGTTTGCAGCACGCAAACTATGTCCTGCTAGCAAGGATTTGGTTCGTTCGACTATTTCTTCTGCTAATTTATCGCGTAACCACGATACTGAGCCTACAGAATAGCCTGCAACCTCTGCAGCTTTGTTGAAATTGCCGTTATTCTCGAACAGAGCAGTCAGGAATGTCTCCTGTTTCTCAGATAACTGCTTCTTGGGAGCTTGTTGTACTAAATTCATGGGTTATTCCTAGTTATTTGGTGCTGGGAAGCGTACCGAAGACCTAAATGGAAAGGAAATTATCGCTATGTGTGGGGTCGTTCGCTGTTTTGCAAGCCCCAGCACTCTTTATTATGGGGCTGGTACAGATTATTGTCAATAAAAAATTTGACACCCTGCATTTTTTAGTTGACAGGATGTAAATCTGACCCTATCATGGCAGTACACCTGCCGGGGGAAACCCCATAGGGTATACCCCCTACACGTTCGTCGGGAATACCATACAGGAAACCCCAAAATACAAAAAATATGTCGACTTTGCTAGCAAATGCTGGG